ATGAAATAGCATCATCAACATTATCAATCGTCTGTACTAACTTACTATACTTAAATCTACCACCAAACTGATTGACGTTTGATGTAGAGAAAGTATTCAAAACAGTATTAACGTTTGTCTTTAAATCATTAATACTTGTGACTTGTGAACTGTTATAGTAAACAGCACTATCAATCTCAACAAAAAGAACCTTCAGATCAATTATTTTCTGATTGATACCAGAAATACTAAATTCTTTTAATTTTGTAAGAATATTTTGCTTATCAAAGTCGGAAACAAAATTACCGTTCTTTGGTTTGATACTGATCAAAACATTACCAAACTGTGGAGGATCTAACTCTTCACCACCAACAACAGAGACAGACTCTGTATTAGGGTAGATTGATTGAATAACTGCTTCATAGTCACGAGTTGTTACTGCTCTATTCTGTGAAGCATAGATTCTAGGAGCAAAATACTTGATCGATTCGATAGGTTCAATGTCACCACCATTGGATGCAGCAATCGTAGTATTGATTGTGATTGCTGATGAAGGAATAACAATGTTCCCATCACCATCAAGAACCCTACCTGAGAAGGAGAAGTTACTAGGTCCATTACCATCCTTACCATCAGTGATGATATAGGATACAGTAACGACTGCATCATCTTCTAACTTCTTACCAAAGTATCCATCACCAAACAACAGTTCATATTTTTCATCCTGAACTTCTTGAAGTAAAAAGATTTCGGAGTTTTCATTCAGGTTTAGAATATTTGATGCTAATGAATATTCCCTTCCTTCACCAGTATCAGCAATACCTTTTACTTTTACAACAATTGTTGATGTATCGATGAATGAATTATCAAGAATAAATCTTTGATCTATAGATCCATTAACAACAAAAGTCTTTTTAAGGAACGTTCCTTGGAAAATTTTTAAATCACTAAACGATGCAGTACCAGAATTAATAGTTGTAGTAACATCTTCTGGAATTGAGAAGACAAAGTTCGTGTCATTTGTATTCCCAACACACACCAGACCCGCCTGTAAGGTCATTGTAGAGGAGGAACTGCTAGTTGTTATATCAAATCCTACCGTTGCCTGTGCCGCGCTTCTAGAGCGTGGTACGTAACCAATATTTCTTGCTAACGAAACGACGTTCTCTCTCAATGTCGCAGAATCCAAGAAGGATTCATTAACGATCATATTGGAGTTGAACGCCGTTATGTAAGTATTATATGCTAACGTATCGATAAGGACCGAAAAATTAGATCCCTCAAAGTCAAAATCACTAAAATTTGAGTTTGCTCTCAAATAATCTTTGATTGAGATCTTTATCTGATCAAAATCTAGGTTTGTAAATTTGGTAAAAGGCATATTATTACCTTGCTGCCTCTAGTAAAAACGAAAATTCTTGTGTCGGAAACTCAAGGCCAACAATATCGAATATAACTGTTACATCAAATGAGTTCGAGTCTGGTTGTGGATCAACTTCTACAATAGTGTTATCAACTCTTGGTTCGAAATTTTCAATCGTTTCAAGGATTTGTTCTTGAATAACCGATGCAGTAGCAAAATCAACGAAGTCAAATAGACTAGAACGTACATCTGATCCTAAAAGAGGTTCAAAGAATCTCTCTTCAGGAATCGTTTGTACCAAATTCATAATGGATCTACGTATTGCAGATTCATTTTTCAATATTGGCAGATCTTTTGTCACGGGATGTGGTTCAAAAGATAGACTGATGTCTTTAAATGCTCTAGAAACCCGTGGAAGCGCCATTGGTCCTGTATAGTTTTCTTGACTTATTTATCAAGGTTATCCGTATCGCACTCTTTACCAGGATCATTTACCACTTCTTTCAATAATTTTTTCTTCTGATCCTCTTTCAGATAAAAATCTGAGCGAGGATCGGTGATCAAGGTCATACCACTTGCAATGAAGTCTTCACCCAAATCTGTTTTAGAATTTCCCATTAATAAAAACCTCTTTATGGTTTGATATTTCTATTTATTTTGCGGTTCATACTCCCAAATCATGCTCCCAAAAATAATCTTCTGAGTTACCTAAAGATCCAGAACGATGTAATCCACCATTTTCAACAGAAAAACTTCTTGTAGAAACAAGAAAATCGGGTTTTTTGAGCACTGGAGGAGTCAAACTCTCTTCAGTCCATCGACATCTATTGTTTGGATACAGTCCAATTTGCCCATTAGGGAGAATAATACAGTTATGAGACTTGTGTTCTTCAGGAAATTCGGCAAATGTCAGGTCTGGAACATCTCTATCCGAATGATATGAGTCAATTGTAAACAAATACTTACCATTTTGAGAAACATGACCTGAACGATGCTTAACTTCGACGGACATTGTGTATAAAAACTGCTTTTCAATCACCCTAACATCGTAGTCAAAACTATCCCAATACTGCAAATCACTCAATGGGAGATTTACATCCATTTCTCTTGGACGATTGGGATAATCACTTTCCCAATCTACAAATGCAGAGATCGGTAGTTTATCATATAATGCACCGTACTCAGGGATGTATGTTTCAAAGTAAAAACATCTATTCCAAATCGATTTAAGAGATACCCACCATCCTTCTACATATTCTCCATGCCCATCACGAAGATCTCGTAAGTATTCCTTACGAATCCAAACCTTTTTTGGTGGTAAATTGACTACATTCATTACCCCTTACCTTGTCCACGGTACATTTTCTTAGCATTATTACGAGACGACGCTGCGTACTTAGTTCCTTTACCACTCCCTTGACGAGTTTTCTTCGGAGGACCAGGAGACCAATCATCCCTTACAAGTCCAGTCTTTGCTTTAGCCATTGTCAATTCCTCTCTGTTCGTTGTAAATCGTTGTTTTAATATCGGAAGGTTCTGGAGAACCCGTCTGATAAAACTCTATCGACAGATTCTCCATAAGATCCATATACTCATATACACTCAAGTTTGAATAAACTCTCCTTCCTTTGATAGAAACTGTGTATAGATCGTTAGACATCAAATAATCCTTGTCTTCTCGTGACCAACTCTGACACGAGGATCGCACCAGATCTCAAATCCTGCTTCCTTTGCATCCAAACAGAAACTCACATCTTCTCCACACATATCCTGTACTTCACCAGATTCAAAGACTTGCATCTTCGGTGCAAACCAAGGATACTTAATCTCTTCGTGCTCAAAAACGCCGTGCTTGATCATCAACCATCCAAAACCTGCATAGTCAACAGTGAAGGGTTTCTTACGCTTTGACATCGTTTCAAGAGTTTCGTGATTCATCACTCCACCATTGTTACGGAAGTCATCCTCATCCATCCAGTGTGCAACAGAAGAAGTCTGTCCATCTTCAGTGCAATACCATCCAGAAGCAATGTCCTGATCCAACAGAACCAGTTGAAAGAACTTCTCAGTGTTGAATACAATGTCACTATCAATCCACAACTGATAGTCGTACTTCAACTTACCATCCCAAGGAATCTGATCTGGTCCGCGCAGTACGTTTGCTCCAAGACACTTACAACGGGCAAAGTTGACCATTGATGAATAATCTTGAGAAATTTGAATAGATGCTCCACTCTGTACGATATCAAAACAGAGTTGAACAAAACTTTTCAGAAATTGATATGATACTCCCCGTCCTGGCAAGCAAAAGACGATGGTCTTACCGCGAATCATTTCTTTCGCTTTGTTGTAATCCCATTCGGGTTCCTTGCTTACGGTGGGAGATTTTGCTTTAACAGTAAATCCTTTAGCCATTAAAATAGTGTAATTACATCAGGTAGTATACTCTATCTATAGAGTATTTGTCAAGTCATTGGTGCGGTTTTCACCCCTCAACATCCGTAATGATGATTCCAAGGGCGTCAACCTCAATATTAACTTCGGTTCCCTCAAACCATCCCTTCTCATCACAGATCCATTCTGGAATAGTTAAGTAATGCTCACCCGTTACAGGATCGACCTCTACAGTCGTAAAATTTTCTGCGCGATTTTTTTGCATACAAGGTATTTCAGTTTTCACTTTTGTTTTATATAGAAGATTAAAGGTTTATAAAGACCTCGCGAAAGCAAGACTTTATAGCTTAATGGTACCTAGTCATTTTAGCCACACGCGCCACGGCGCAACGCCCCCAAGGACGGGGGCACTGCAAAATCACGAACGCACTGCGTAGCACGAACCGCTCAGAGGTCCGTCATCATTTCCACCATCTCATCGGCGCAGATAGCAGGATCATCCCAGCGAACGCCGTCGCCTGTCTCACCCAGAAAGGATCCGATCATCCCACCAGTCATACAGCGGACAAACTTAAACCAAGGGTTCTCACCATCCTCAGCATAAGTGACGCACGCCTTGGCAGTGTTGTAGAGGAACTGTTCGTTCCCGATCCACAGGGCAGCGTTCCAGGTCTCACGGTTTGCCCAACCGTTGTACGTGGTGTCGGTTGCAGTGGTCATTTGGTTTCCTTGTTTGACTTGAGAATACAATAGAGCATCTTGAGGGTCGTGCCAAAATCGTGTGACACTTACTCAACCGGACACGACTTCTTTATGCTTAGCGTTGTTGAAGTTAGCAACACTGAAGCGGCGACGATCGACCAACTTATATGTTCCGAACTCATTGGAGAGCACATAACCTTCGGCGCTAATCTCATCCTGTCCGATGAATGCTCTGGGACCTACATTCCGGCACTGATACATTAACTCTTCTTTGAGAACCATCATCAACCCGTAGACTTGCATCAGGTTAGCATTACCCAGAAAGTCATCATTTGTGAGAGCATAACCGCCACGGATGGAAGCATTAACATTCTTCTTAATTTGCTTCGCTTCTTTATCAGAAACGAATTCAGTCTTAGTGATAACCTCACTGATCAAGTCTACGATTGGAGGCATCTCAAATGCAGTGTGATCGTAGTTATACTCACCGGACCAAGTGTACGCCTTAGGAAACACAAACTTACAGTAAACTGTGTCGGTGATGATGAACTTCATCGGTTGAGAGATTGCATCCCTTAAGTCTTTCTCTGCTGTATAGACTGTATGGGGTGCCATAATAATTTCGGCGTCCACAATACCATCAAACTGATAGG